TAAAAGGTAAAGTTATATCTATTGGTAACAACGTTGAGGGAATAAAAGAAAACGATGTTATATACTACGACAAGCACGCAGGCCACGGTATACAACATAAAGATAAATTTTACGGCGTTATAAAACAAATGGACGTCGTACTTATAGATTAAACCTAAACTATAAACCTTAAACCTTAAACACAAAACAACAAACAATAATTATTAATCAAAAAAAAACAAATTATGGCAACAATGGTAAAATTTGTGGACTCTGTTACAGCTGGTCTAGCAATTAATCCTGATAAATTTCGAGGAGCAATTGTACAAGCCGCTGGTCAGATTACATTAGATTTTGAAAAAACAAACGGAGCTGCAACTGGAACTTCTTTAGTTACACTAAATGTTACAGATGGAGCTGCAGGAGTTGAGCAAAAAAGAGTTTTTCAAGCTCTTGCAAACGCATTAGGAGGTCATCCAAGACATGGTTCTGTAGTAGAAATAGCAGACGATGTAGATGGCAAGTATATTCACCCAGACATAACAGGCGTACAGGCTGTTACTCTATAAAAATTATAACAATGGCAGAAAATTATTTATACTTTGCAAAAGATGCAGATAACGATTCTGATAAAGACGCTATCATGTTCCCAAGATCTAGATTCTTAGGAGCTACATCTACAAACGTAACAACATTAGAATTCTTTTTTGAAGACAGAGAAGGCGCTGGACCATCAAACGATGATGTTTCTTGCACTATTACAAGTGGTGAACATAAAACAGTTTGTGATAAATTCGCTGAACTAGCTAACGGAAATAGAAATAATACTAACAACTTTACAGTTATTAAAGATTTAAATGGTGACTTACCTTCTAATGAAGGACCAATAAGTGCTACTGGTATATCTGAAATATCTGCAATGACAATAACAACAGGATAATATGGAAACTTATTTATATTTTAGAAAGTTTAGACCTGCAACTTTCACTCATGAAAATGACGGTACAGGACAGGCGCTTACTGCTATAACAGGTTTAGGTGGTGATGATATTGACAGTATTACAGAAGTAGCTAGTTTAGTAGTTATACCAAAAGATGCTGCTAACTCTAATATTGGTTCAGCATACTCACATCCAGGCGCTGGAGGTAGTTTAACTCTATCAATAGCTAACGGAGCTGTTAAATCAACATCAAATAGTGTTATCACACTTAATAACAACTCAGAAGATTCTGATAGTGGTTATACATTAGAAGATGATGATCAAGTAGTAATTACATTACAACAAGGTCTTGAAACTAGTTTTATGTACCCTGCTAGTTCTTTAATAGGCATGGAAGCTACAGCAACTGGTCAAACTACATTAAGATTTAAATCTTTGAAAGGCGATGGCACAGATGATGTAGTAGCTATTAATCATGACAACGGTAAATATCAAGATATTGTTAATGGTATCAATGCTATTATAAATGGTAAAAATCACGGTGGTATTGTTACTGTTATTGATGGTCACGGAGGTGTTACAAGACTTTCTAAAGAATTAGAAGGACTTGGTATTGACGGTTTGATATATACACCAGAATCTAGTTACTAATAGATGCGATTAACCGCGCAAGATTTGCGTGAAATGAATATCCTTAAGTATTACAGGCTCACAAGAAAGTGGGCTTGTAA